TCGCCGCGCTGGCAGACCAGATTCTCGATGTCGGTCTGCACCGACAGGCGCTCGCGGCGCAACTTGGCCGCTGCCAGGTAGTAGCGCCCGGCGCGCCATGCCTGCTGCGGACGGGTGATGCCGGTGAGGTCGAGCTGCTCGAACTTGCTGGCGGTCAGCGCATCATAGCCGTCGTCATAGGCAATGACTTCCTGCCGATCCCAGGTGTTTTCACTGATGTGGCGGACCTTCATGGCGTGCGGGAAATCGATGAACGCCCGCACCGCCTCCATGCTCGAGGTGTTCCGGTTGGTGAACATCTGCACCGGGACACGGCCATCCGAATCGATCATCACCGAATACCGGCCATCCTTCAGCGTCGGCGCGGCACGCCCGATGGACGCCACCGTCTGGCACAGCTCGCCCACGGTGGTGCGGTAATCGACCACCATGTCGCAGGTCGCGAACAGGTCGCCTGGATTGCGCGGCGTGTCGCAGACATTGGCCCAGGCATTGATGGCGGTCAGGTCAATGCGGTCGGTATGGACGGGGCGCGGATTGGCGAACCCGTTCAGGATGTTGAGGTAGATCATCGCCGGGTTGCGCGTGGGGATGACCTGGGTCACCCGCGAGTCCATCAGGATCGACGTGCACATGGCGTTGATGTTGTCGATCTGGCCGCTGATCGTCTCGGACGCGGTCACCCGCAGTTCCATGATCGTGTGCGGCCTGTCGGGCGCGATGGGCGGGACGAGGCGGGTTGAGCGCAGCGTCGTCCAGGTGATGGCGTTGGCGACCAGCGTGTTGTTGCTAACCGGCGTGCTGCGCCGGACCAGCACTGTCCATGTGTCTTCCCATGGCATCTGCATCTGAACCGACACGGTGCGCGGCGACCGGCTGCGGCCATGGAATTCGACATCGTAAGCGGACGGCCCGAATGTGACGGTCAGCGGCCCGGTGTTGGGGCCGGACGGCGATCCGTAGAAGTTCATCGCCTCGCCCACGCCATCGATGGCGTAGCCGATATCGCCGCCAAACACCGCGCTGAAGTTGCCGGGCAGGCGGTCGAGCACGATGCCGTACTGCATCGGCGGGTCGAACTCGGCGCTGGGCGGCAGGGATGGCGGCGCCTGCACGGATTGGACGTAGAAGTCTTCGCCGCGGTAGTGCGCGCGCATGCCGGCGGTGACGTTGCCGCCGGACGGGTCGGCGGTCAGCACCGCGCGTGTGGACATCCGCACGAAGGGGATGGTGAACCCGGCGACCTGTTTTTCCACGCCGCTGCTGGTGACGCCGACCCCGTCCTCGCCGTTGAAAATGCCGCGCGGGTTCAGGTCTCCGATCGGAATATAGCCGCCGGAGGTTGGCGAGGACGCCCAGACGGTAACGTGCTCGTGACGGTCGTGCGGATTGCTGCGGTCGTCGTATTCGATCAGGCCGCCGGGAAAGCCGAAATCCAGCGTGATGACGCTGCCCGCCTGGGGCGCCACGCGAATGTTGTCCACGCCCTCCGTCAGCACCGAATTGACCTGCAGGCTGGCGTTGTCGTTCTTGTAGAGCTGCAGGACGCCTGCGTTGGTCTTGTCGTAGTTCGGCCATATGCGCCAATCGGCGGTGGGGAACTGGCCGATCGGCGTATTGCCGATCCTGATGTCCTCGATCGCCAGCGGCCCGTAGCCGAAATCCAGCAGCAGGTAGATCGTCTGCGCCGGGCCGGCCGACACGACATAGGGTTCCGCCGCCAGCGGCGGGGTGAAGCGGTGGCGGCCATAGATGCGCGGGATCACGCCATAGTGGTGCGCGGTGTTCTGCGCGCCGTTGACGCCATAGGTGCGCGATTCTTCCGGTGCGTTGCCGGTCGAGACGTTGGCACCCATCGTGCGCTGGCCGAGTTTTCCCGGCTTGATCAGAGCATTCATCGCGAGGCTGCCCGCGGCGGTGATCACGCCGGTGATCAGCGCGGTGCCGGCGGCGGTGCCGAAAAATGAGCCCATGCCACCAGTGACCATGGCGGCGCCGATGCCTGGCGCGGCCCAGGCGGCCACCACCATGATGGCGATCATGGCGACCACCATCATGATCTGCTTGCCCTGGCCACCGCCGCCGCCACCGCCGGGACGCACGCCAATCAGCACGCTGCGGCCGGGCTTTGGCCGCGCGCTGCGCCACAGTTCGGCAGGCACCTCGACGCCGTCCACCGTCACCACCGTCCAGGCCGCAAGGTCCTGATTCCAGCCGGTGGCGATCATCTGCTCGGCGATGGTCATCCCTTCCGGCAGCTCGTGCCGCTGGATGTCGGCGCTGATGATCTTGGATCGCGTCAGGACATCCATCGGCCGATCCTCACGATGGCGCGATGCCAAAGCCCACGCTCGTATTCCGCCTGGCAGGACATCGCGCCGCCCAGGACGTGCAGCATGAGGCCGGGGCGCAGCACCACGCCGCAATGGACCGGGTCGGCGCCGACGCGCAGCGCCAGCACGTCGCCCAGCCTTTCCTGGCCGCGCTGGATGGGCTGCCAGCCTTCCCAGCCATCGCGGATGCGCCGGGGGATGTCGTCCCCGTCGGCGTCGCTGTAGCCGGCGTAGCGCGGCACGTCATGGCCAAGGGCGGCGCGGTGGAACAGCCACACCAAGCCCCAGCAGTCGCAGCCGCTGAAGTCATCGCCGCGGTTGGCGTAGGGGATGCCGATGAAGCGGTCCAGCGGGATGGCAAGCTCGCTCATGTGCCGAACAGCCCTTGGAACTGGCGCGGGTCGAACTCATGCGCGGGAAACCCGGCCTGCCAGATCGAATCCGGCACCAGCTTGCCGCGCAGCGTTGCCCGTGTCGCCGTCACCTCGCGTAGGCGCAGCCCGTCGGTGTCCACCAGCACGGTGTTTGGCGCGGTGGACAACACCACCTCGACCTTCACCAGCGGGGCTTCCGACAGCGCCCGCACGCCCTGCCACATCCTCGTATCCACATTGTCCACCTCGATCTCGGCGCCGGTCGCGATCTGGTCGGTGCCGTCCGGCAGCGCAATCGCGAACGGGCAGCCGATGAAGGTCTGGCCCCGGCTGACGATGTCCACCGTGTTGTTGACGATGCGCACATCGGTCGTCGCCGGGGCCAGGTAGAACGTCAGCAGGACGAGAAAGGGCTGGTTGCTGTTCTCGTCCTGCGCCTGACGGATCGCGGCAATTGACATCGGCATCAGGAAAACACCTCTTCCAGGCGCGCGGTCACCACCGCGGTTGGCATCTGGTGGGCATCCGACGCGATGGCGGGCGCTTCGACGAACCGGAAGGTGCGCGTGGTGGCCGGGACGAAGGGGTCTTCCATGGTGAACGGCGAGGCGCCGCCCTGGCAGACGACATCCACGAAGGTCCGGAACGACGGAATGGCGCTGGCCATGATCGTCCACTTGCCTTCGAAGGTGTGCCAATCCTTGGTGAAGGCGCGGCGGACCTTGGGATAGCCGTCCTCCATGGTGGTGCGGATCAGCGCGGGGTTGGTGGTCTCGCGCCATTCCTGGGGACAGCCGAACGGCCATGCGCCATAGGACCCGGACATCGGTCAGACTCTCCCCATCCGCGACGCGCCATAGGATTGCGCCATGGCGTTGTCGAACCGGCCGGACGAGATGCCCTTGTTGACCGCCGCCTCGATCCAGACCTCGACCTCGCGGCCGCCGAACGGGTTCCGGCGCTCTTCCTGGCGCGACACGCTGCTGCCGGGCGGTGCGTTGACGATCACCGTCACGTCGCCGCCTGAGCCGTTGGGAAGGATGGTGCCGTTCTGCGATGGGACGAAGATTTCCGGCCCCATCTCGCCCACCGTGTAGGCGGTGCCGGCGGCCACTGGACCGCCCGCCGCGCGCGCGCCGCCGGATGGTGCCATTGCGGTGGTGCCGGACAGGCCGCCGCCGGGGCTGGTACCGACGCCGCCGCCGCCGAAGCTTGCGGTGAGGAAACTCGAGGCCGCCTGAAACAGCGGCTTGAACACCAGCAACTGCAACAGGAATTCGGCAATGCGCTTGAGCATCGATGCCATCGCCGCGCCCAAATCCTTGTCCGCCTCGGTGAAGGCGCCGACGAAGAGCTTGGCGAAGTCGTCACTGAAGGACACCAGCATGGTGCCCATTTCGGTGATCGGCTGGTGGAGGCTGTTCATGCTGGTGGCGGCGCGCGTCGCGTTGGTCCCGATGGTCGCCAGGCCGTTGGCGTATTCAGCGAGGCCGATGTTGGCATGGCGCCAATCGAATTCCGCCGCTGCGCGCACGGCACCGCCGCCACCACCACCACCACGCGCGGCAACGGCAGCGGGCGTAGCCGGCGCGTCGGGCCCGAA